CTACAAACTTAGGTATAATAGGAACAGGTTTCCAGTCTAAATTTAAATAGCTTAAGTCACCGTTTATTGACAACTCATCTTTATATTTTTGTACAGATTGTTCACCTCTAGCATATAATCTTAAATCATGAAACCATTGCCAATTGTTACCAAATCTACCACCATTGCCTAAGCCTCTGTCTCCACGAAACCATTCGCCTTCAATAGCTTGAGCAACTTTCAGGCCATATTCCCAACTGTTCTTTTCTTCGTCTGGTACTACCTGACTAGGAAAGGAGCTATTTGGATTTGTATATATATTCATCTATTGTATTATTTTTGAAATCTCTCCTTTATTGTTGTATTTTTTAATACCTAAATTAACAGATTTTAAAGTTTTCTCAGGTGATGGTCTATATCTATTTCTATTACAAGCCATCAAAGCTAAACCAGAACTAATAGAGGCATCATGCTTTGTTCTATTGTTTATGTTGAATTTAGCCCAGTCGTTTAATGTTCTTTGGAAATACATGTTTCCGTATCCATTAGGTGTCAAACCTACGTTGTTCTCTATATATGTTTCTATAGCCGCAGCGTGTGCCTGTTTCATATCTTCACTAGAGTTTGGTATACCACCTATTTCTCGCTCTGTTAAAGATAATTTTAATTTATCAGGTCTATTCATTGAAAAACCTCTATAACCTCTTCTTTTAAAATGATATAAAAGTCTAGGTTTATTATTTTCTGCAAGTAATGGCATACCATAAAATACACAAGCCATTAATACATCTTCAAAAAATATCTCAGCTGTTTGTGGTCTAGCTATATATTCTAAAAAGAAATGATTAGGTGGAACATCTTCCATAGAAAACTTAGTTAAGCCATGTAAAGCTCCATTTGATCCTCTACCATCTACTGTTCCAGATATATCATAACTATCACATCCAAAAGCACCTAATTCTTCATTACCAGGATATTTACCACCTCTTTTTAATAATATATTATTTTGTAATCTTTGAGGTGGCACCCAACTAACTAAAAATCTACCATTGTTATTAGGAACAAAAGTAACTGTAGTATCTTTAATTCCTCCAGCCCATTGAAAAGATCCTTTGGTTATAACTGAGCTATGTTTAATATCTTGATTCCAATCAATTTGTTGGTAAATCTTTGTTAAGTTGAATAAAGAGTTCTTAGATTCATCTCTAAACGCGTGTTTAGTTGTACGTGGAAACTGTCTATAAAATTCATTTAAAGCATCTTGATCTTCACTTAAACCATCTACTTCATTTTTCCAGTAATCTAAAACTCCGATTCTAATTTTTTGACCATGGGGATCTTCATCTGGCGTGTTGGGTGTGTCGAATACAGGTAAGCCATAAGCATTAATGTATCCTTCGTAATTCCATTCCATAGGTATGAACAAACTATATAATCCTGAGCGAGTCTGTCCATTGGCGTTTCTTTTTGTAACATCGGAATCTTCATATAATTTTTTAAAATTTGCACCTCCTTTATCTAAAGCATTAGATGTAGAACCCATCATACATTTACCTATAATTCTACTACCTAATCGTAAACATGTTTTAGTAACTCGCCAATTATTTAAAATATTATTTGGTCTTTCCCATTTACCACTTTCATCATGTACTAATAGTTTTAGTTTTTCACCATCATAACTGTTATCTCCAGTATTTTTCCAATCAATTGTAGTATCTAATCCTTGTATTTCTGCTGCAACTTCACCTGTTACTATCTTTCTTCTAGTAAATTTAGAGGCTGGTACTCTATATGCTAATTCTGTTTTAGGTCGATCCATACCATCTTGAATCGGTTTAAAAAAGAAAGGATAGTTAACTGAAATAGGAACTACCTTATCAGTAAACATTGTTTTAGCATCAGGTCCAGTTTTAGATAATATACCAGCTAAATTTACTACTTCACCTGAAGCCATAAATGAAAAACCAGATCTACGATTTTTAAGATAACACATACCGTAGCATCTATCATCAGCTTTACATGCCTCCCAAAATATAAAAAATAATCTATTTGCTTCTCTAAAATCTGGTGGTCCAACATCAATCTTAGACCATTGTAAATACATATAATGAGTTCCGGTTAAATAAGTAACTTTATTGTTATTTTTAAACCAAAAACCATGTTCACGTTTAGTAAATTCCACATCAATGAAATCATACCATTTTTCTTTGAAATCTTCTGGATATTTATCCCATTCAAATACGCTTTTAATTTTACTTAAAACTTTAGGTAGTGGAGTTCTTTCCCATCTTCCAGATTCAAAATTATGAATTTCTTTAGGTGCTTTAGGTAAAGCTATTTTTAATCCTTGAATTTCATATACTTCACCAATCATTCCAGATTTACTAATTACAATAAAATCATGTTCTTCATTGTAACCATATTCCCATTTTTTATGCCTATTATTTCTTTTAAGCGTTTTAGCTTTTACGTAATTAGGTAATATCTTATATAAAGTTTGTTCGTACATTATTTAGACCTCCCTTCTGCAAAACCTTTAAAAGATTTTTCTTTCTTTTCTTCTACTTTAGGTTTATCTTCTAGCAAATTCTTTTCTTCTTCAATTCTATTTAAAATTTCAAAAGCATCAAATATAGCGAGCTTTTTAGTAGCTGCAGCATTTTTTAATCTATCTGCGGAAATATCTGGTCCATAATCTATAATTGGTTCTTTAGCAACTTTGATTAATTCATCTACTGCTACTTGTCCAGCTTGGATTATATTCTTCTTCGTTTCCTTGGTACTCATATTTTATAACAATATCATTTGATTTCATACAATATAAACGCTCGTCATCAATAATAAATTCCCATTCACCCCCAGGTTTAAAACCTATTTTATCTTGAGGATTAATATTTAATGCTTCTAAATTTTTATTACCTATTTTTAATATACCCACGTGAGGTTCTTCAGTTTTAACACTAAAGTCGTCAGTGTTTTTAATAGGTTTTATAAAGCATCTATCATTGATAGCATTCCATTTATTCTTATTTTTATATAAATAAATTTGATCTAGACTAGCAAAATAAAGATTATCCTTAAAATAACTTCTACTATTTTTTTGTCTTCCTTGCATATCATAAAATCTTCTAAAAATATTTTGATGTACAACAACAAAATCACCTTTTTTAATAGGTGTAGTAAATGCTAAAGGAATTTCTATTACTTTTGCTAATCTATTTACAAATTTAAAACTTTCAATATTAGTGTTTAAGATTAGATCTTTTTCACCTACTTTTGAATTATTTGCATATCTATCTCCAATAGGTTCTATAATAAAATCATATAAACTTTTCATTAATATTCTAAGTCGTATTCAATAGATATAGCCATGTTAGAATTAAACTTCTTCCACGGTAATACCTCATTGTTTTTCTTTATATAAATATTATAAGAATTATCTTTTTCATCTAACAAGATATGAGAAATCTCATGTCCTCCATATACTTGTTGACCTATAGAATAATGCATTGCTTCATTCTTATAATCAGCGCCAATACTGATTTTTCTTATTACATTACTCATTTTCCTTTATAACTTCGTAAGTTCCATCTTCTAAATTAATATTGATTGAACCATACTGGTCTTCTAATTCTTTTTTAAACTCTTCTTGACTCTTATTAACTTCCGCTAATCTATGTAGTGCGGCATGCTTTTCTGCTTCTTTCATTCCTACATCTACTAAAAGAGTTCTAATTTCTTTTTGAAAATCATGAATCTTATTCAATTGATCTTCTGTGATTTTTGTTTCTGCCATTTAATTTAATTTAACTCGTTTATAATAATTTACTACATCTGTATCACCTGCAAATTCACATTTAATTGTGTTTTCATCAACTAAAGTGTACTTGATTTCTACCTTCCAATTATTTTTTTCATAATTAATTGTAGTAATAATATAGTTTTCACCTACTTCTTTTACTTCTTCTTTTATAGATTGACCATCACCAAAAGAAAAATCAACAAATTCAAATTTGTCAGTACTTGATTTATGTAAAACAGCAACATAATAACTACTTTCTTTACTCTTCCACAATCCTTCAAAATACTTTAAGTCGTTAGCTTGTAAAGTCAAGCTTACTAGCATAAAAATACCTAATAATAATTTTTTCATAATATTTAATTTAATTTAAGTGTTCTAAAGTATAATCACCGATTTTTAATACTTTTTACTTTTTGAATATACTACTCGCCTTTTCTGTCGTTCGTCCGCCGAAATAGG